GTCTTTTCTTCGGACAGTGTGCCGTAACAGATGACAGCAGCCCCACTGTTTGTCAAGTGGTTGGCGATGAAGAACGTGTCAAGAGTCCCCCAACTGGCTGAAGCCTGCGGGAAAGTGATCGCTGTCTTGTTATCGACTGCCCCATTAGCAGCCGTGTTCCAGTTTGTGGAGCTGTTCACTACAGTGACCCTGGCATAATTGCCAGCCGAGGGCTCGCCAGTCACAGTCCCATCAGCAGCGACCGCCGTTGCCAGGCCCACATAGACGTTTGCCGGAGCCGTGTACGGCGAGCCAGCCGCCCCGAAGATCAGGCCCAGGATGGTGTTCATCCAGGCCGTGCATAGTCCACTTGCTACCATAATTTAGCCTCCTTAACTCTTCCAAGAAGATTGTACAGCCCGATGAGGCACCGCTGCCTGAATGATGGTGCCACAAAAACCAGGCGCATTGCAGCAGGGGGGAGCTTGATGCTGCCCTCCAGAGGTACGATAGGCATAGATCAGGCCCCTTTCTCCGGCTTGACCTCTTCGTAATCGAGTTTCAGGCGACGGCAGCGGTTGGCTGCCTCGGAGCCCTCTTCCATCTCCCAGATCACGCCCGTGCTCTTGGTACGGAATCTGACCGTCTTAGCGGCAGCCACTAGCTCACCACCTTAAGGACTGCCAGCTTGCCCGTCAGGTTCTTTGAGCTGACCTGAAGGTAGCCGGTGGAGTTCATGAACCTGGCAGACTCCAGCGGGCCTATGAACCGGACCTCGTTGCCTCCGTCAGTCCAAGTGGATATAGTGAGATTCCCGATATCCGACCGGAAAGCGGGCGGGTTGTCCCCAGCCATGACATTCAGGTAGTTTGTCGCTTTAACCCCGGTCACGTTTACCATGAGTATGAGGTCGTAGCCGCCAGGCCAGGCATAGAAGTTGACTGACCCGTTGCCAAGCAGGGTATCCCATGAGGCGGGAGCGCTGGCATAGTCGTTCTCGTTATCAAGGCTGACGACCTTAGAGATTGCTGTGTATGTTGCCGATGCTGCCCCGGACAGGAGCATAAGCATCAGGAGGGTTGCGAATATCTTTTTCATTTCAAATCACCTCTATAAGTTACAGGTCATAACACCCAGGCACTCGGGCCTCACGACCTTGCAGCCAAAGACATATTCGCCGTCTACCTTCTTGGCAAACTGCTTCTCCATGTCCATGATCCGGACGTCGTTGACCTGGCTGGCGAAGGTCATGGCCTTGGAGGTACCGAACATGACCTTGTACTTGGCACCAGCAGTGTTGGGGACGTTGTGGCTCTCCATGATCGAGAATCCGCCTATCCGTGTTATGCTGCCGTTCAGCATACCGGGCTGAGCGATCTGGGGAGCTGCCGCAGTGAGCTTGAGATCCTTCCTGATCAGGCCTGCGAACTTCGGAGGCACTATCATCCATCTGCCCTCGAGAGGCACCTTGCTCTCAGACAGGGCTACACCACAATCCTCAATGAGGTTGTAGATGTTGGAAGCGTCACCCTGACTGAGGTTGGGTGTCTTGGGGGCAGCGTCCGTGCCGATCAGGTTGGCAGCCGCAGCATCGGTATAGAGAGATGCAATGACGCTATCGATAGCGTCCCGGATCGCATAGGCGGCTTCCTTGTTGTTCTCCGCCATGATATCGATCTTGGTCTGGGCCTGGTCCTTGTTGCTGACCTTGAAGTTAAAATACTTGTCATAGTCAATGGTCATCTCCAGGGAAGTATCCAGGACTGTATCCGGATCGTCCATGTCGCTGTTCTGGGTGTAATCCTTCACGGTGACTGAGCCCACGCCCACGATTCGCACACTCTTCGCGAACTGTACATCGCCCTCGTAGTTACGATTGATCACACCGGGCTGACCGTAAACGAGAGACTTCTCCAGCTGATGTTGGACATCAGCGGCTATTACTTCAGGTTTCCACGATTCGAATGCCATAAAAGTATCACCTTACTGAACCCGGCCCTCAGCAGTAGCCTGCTTGATTTCGGCCATAATCTCATCCGTGAGGTGACCGGAAAGCCGGAGTTCCTTGATTTCTGATTGAGTCCAGATCTTAGAATTGTTCTTGACCTGGCTCTGGATGCCAGTCTGCCCCGCGCCCTGAGCTGCTTTGGGCGGCTCGACCTTGAGCCTGGCGGCGATCTTGGTTACGCTCGCGGCCACTTCTTCCTCCGTGGTCCCGGATACGGAGTCAATCCATTCGGCTGCCACTCCCGCCTCAGCAAGCTTAGCGGCCTTGACCCGCTCCAGCTTGAGGCTGGACAGTTCTTGATCTTTCGATTGCAGCAGAGCATCTTTTTCAGC